GAACTTCGACAGCACTTCCACCACCCTGCCTTCCAGCGTTCTGGTTCAGGGTCTTCTGGATCGTGTTTACATGAAGCTCATCCGCGACGGAGCTGGCAACAACCCCCTCGACCGCGAGAACAGCCGCCCCGTCTTCGGTGCGATTCTCTCGTCCGAGGCTTCCCGCAACCTCATCGCCGCGAATCCCGACATCCGTCAGGACTACCGCTGGTCGAGCAAGGTCAACGAGCTTCTCTCGCCCATGGGGATCGAGCGCAGCTACGCTGGCTTCTTCCACATGGTTGACGATTGGGGTCCTCGCCACGACATCGTGACGATCACCAGCGTCAGCTCTGGTAACGCCATCGTGACCGCTAACTCCGGCGACCTCGTCGTTGGAGATCAGGTCTCCGGCAACGGTATCGCCCTTGGAACGATCGTGGTCGCCGCTTCTGGTGCCAACGTGACTCTCTCGCAGAACGTCACTGGGGCCACCGGAACCAAGATCTACGTCCGTCGCCTGCCTTATGCCGCCGTGGCCACCACACAGGGGTATAAGTTCGACATCAACGTCAAGTACGAGACCGCTCAGTTCGAGGACACGATCATCTTCCACCAGGATGTGTTCGCTAACCTCGTTCCGAAGCCCATCACGGCTGCTGGCTCGAACGTCACGTTCGACGCCGTCTCCTACATGGGTGACTTCAAGTGGAAGAACATCATCACTCCGGACACCAACCCGGATGGTACGATCGGTTACTTCCGTGCGATCCTCTCCAGCGGTTCCAAGCCGATCCGCCCTGAGTGGGGTTACGTCATCCGTCACCTCCGCGCCAGCACTCCGCTGGTTCTCGACGGAGTAACCCATGGCGCAGCTAACACCGTCGTCAACCCGGTTCTCTCTGAGAGCACGCTTGGCAGCGGTCAGTCGCTGAACGTCACGGCCTAATCCACCCTCCCAATGGGAGTCAGGGGCCTTAAAACCCCTGGCTCCTTTGGGAGATGATTACCAAACCGTATGGGCACAATGCTTATCATCGGAATGGGCAAACCCAAATCAAAGGAGAAGCACATGAACCCGATGGAACAGTATCTTAACGGCTCCATGTCTGGCGGTTCGCCCGAAAACAAAGATGTCTCTGGACCTCTTGTTGAGGACGAAATGTCTGGCAAGAAGACCGGCAAATTAACTTTCAACAAGCCTTCTGGCTTCAAGCTGCCCGAGGGGGTCAAGGACGGGGAGCCGTTTGACGCCATGGCAACCTTGAAGATGGAGAACGGCAAACTCGTTCTTCACGAACTCGACGGCGCTCCCGTTGAGGACGAGCACGAAGGTGCCGAGGAGGAAACCCCCGAGGAAGAGTCCGAGGAGACCCCTGAAGAGGAGTCTTCCGAGGATGAGTCCGAGGAAAATCACCCCGACGAGAGCGAGTCTGACGAAGGCGAGCCCTCGACCGAAGAGCCCGAAGCCCATGACTCTGGCGAACCCGAGGATTTCCTCGGTGCCGTCGAGAAGAAGGCCAAAAAGCTCAAGAAGTAAAAACTCACAAACAGGGCGCGGCGGGTCCGATTCCCCCGCGCTCTATTCAACGGAAGTCAACCCTCTAACTACCAAGATTCAAATGCAAATTAGCCCGACACTCGGAGAGAACGTCCTTCTTTCTGAAATCGCCAAGGAGATCGACTCCCAGAGCAGATTTATCATTCCTCCCCACAACGACATTCAGATTCAATACGTCTCCGGTACCGATAAGCCCAGTTATATGACCTTCCGACTTAATGGCACGGAGGTCTACTGGCTTATGTTCAGTTACGACGAGAGCATGAATCTCACCAGGATTCAGCCAGACTAAAGTCCACGAGAATTTTAGTTTATGGCTCTGTATTACACAAATTCCACGCTCAACTTCCAATGGGAGGATCTTGCGAATTGGAATTATTCCCCTGATGGGACGGGAGCAAATCCAAGTGAAGTTCCTTGGTCTGGTCAGGATGGATCTACATCTGGCGAGGATTTGGTGTATGCGGCAGGGACGAATTATGGGCTTACAATTTCTGACTATACCACAATCGGCGGTGGCATTACAGCAACTTGCAGTATTCCATATTTGACCAATTATGGGGCAATTATGGGCGGCACTTGGACGGGAACTGGATTCTTTAATCAAGGAAGAATTTACGATGGATTGTTTAGCAATGCGTGGGATGGAGAGTATTCTTTTGCCAATTACGAGCCTTACAACGACAACCAAAGGGTGGCTGTTATTTATGGTGGAACATTTACAAGCTATCAAATTGAAAATGGGGCAACTATAAATGGCGGTTTATTTACCGGCGATAATTTCCAGAATTATTCTGGTGACTCCACTAACCAAACTCTTGGTGGTCTCATAAATGGTGGCACCTTTAGGGGATCTAATTTTAACAATCAAGGAACTGAAATAGGAGATATTCCAGCAGTTATTTATGCTGGATCTTTTGAGATCAATGGATTCACGGGAACTGGCAGGGTAAGGTATTATGGAATTACTATAACACAAGATGGAGATCCATACACGGGAACGTGGCAGGAACACGCATGGGATCATGGACATTATGTGGAGATTCCTATTCTTTATTTTTCTGGGTATGGAGCTTGGGACAATTTGGCAAACTGGAATACTGCGCCCGACGGAAGTGGTGAGGCCCCATTAAACATTCCTTGGACGGATGATGGATTTGGAGGTGCCTACTATGCGTCTACTATTCTTACTGGAGGAGCACTCAATATTCATTCCGCTCTTGTTATTGACCCAAATCATGCGGTTACAGGATATTGCGATAGTTATGTTGGAGTATCTGGCGGCACAATTAGCGGAGGAACTTTTACTAATTCTGACTATTGCACTAACGAAGGTCTAATTACTGGAGGAACATTTACGGGAGATCATTTCCAAAATGCCTACGATTTCCCGGGCATCATTACTGGCGGGTTATTTACTGGCAACTATTTTGCCAATGGGGGAAACGGAAACACTTATCAATCTTATATAACTGGCGGGGTATTTACAGGACACGGGATGCAGAATCTTGGGTATATATCATACGCGCAGTTAGAAATTAACGGATTTACAAACTATCCAAATCCGCTGCCTCCTTGGACTGGATATTTTACCTATTATCATGGAGATGGAATTAACTATTCATCTTTAACGACCACTAATAACGGAGATAATTTAACTGGCGGTTGGGCTGGTCAGAATTGGAGTAACGGAATATGGCAAGAAAGTCAGTCCGTCAATACTCTCTATTTTGTAAATCTCTTTCAAGATGATGATTACTATAATCTTGGCAACTGGAATACCGCACCAGACTCCAATGGGGTATTTGCGTATGGGGTTCCTTGGACAAGTGATGGGCAAGGGGGGTATTGGTATGCCAATTACACGCTACTGACTCTTTCGGGAGCCGCTATCCCATCCACTCTTTATTACACCAATGCTTATGGAGATAGTAATTGGGAAACGCTTTCTAACTGGAACACGGCACCTGATGGTAGTGGATTAACGCCTCCCGCTATTCCTTGGACAGACAACGGAAGCGGCGGAGGGATTGTATCTGGAACCAATCTTGTAGATACAACTCCTTATGGCTATATTGTGATTAACAACGCGACCATTATTGTATCAGGAATAACAGGATCTTGCAGTATTAGAGGAATCAATAATTTTGCAATCATACATAGTGGAACTTGGACTGGAGGTGGTTTCTTTAATAGTGGACTAATTTATGATGGGCTGTTTGATACACCTTGGGACGGTGAATACTCTTTTTCCAATTACGAACCAACTAATTCAGGCTCTCGATACGCTGTAATTTTTGGAGGAACTTTTACTGGATTTAGCATAGAAAACAACGCAACTATTCAAGGCGGAACCTTTACGGGAGATAATTTCCAAAACTACAATGGGGCTAATGGGATTTTCTATACATTAGTTACTCCCAATGGTTTGGTATATGGCGGAACATTTACTGGAAATAATTTTAACAACCAAGGTGTTCAAGACGGTCTAAACCTTGGGGCATACGTTTCTGGTATTACATTCTCTGGAAGCGGATTTTACAATGGCCCAGCAGCGCAAGTAATCAACTCCAACTTCACGGAAGGCCATAATTTCTCTGACTACTCCGTGCAGGGATGCTATTTCAAGTCAGACGGCACCGTCAAATACAACGGATATAACTACACTTACAATGGCGAGTGGATTGCCGTGACTTACCCGCAATCCGGTAGAGGCGGCGGAGCTGTTGACTTAGCTCGCCTGATTGGCCTGCCGTTCTTCATCAAGATTTGACCCAAGGAAATGAAGAAGCAAACGCCGAACATTAACCGAGGGCAAAAAACCCAGATGTCCAACTGGTAAAAGCGGATACCAACCAACATGGCTACTCCAGTCGCCCTCACCCCCGTCGCCGCGCCTGTTCAGGCCCGCGCCAACCTCACCGCCGAGCAGGTTACTGCCTTCCAGACCCTTCTGGCTGGCTCCAACCTCGTCACGCTCCCCGCTGGCAAGACTGCAACTGACGTTGTTCAGTTCCTCGTCAGCGTCCAGCCCAATGGCGGCGGATTCCTCCAGGTCTCCGTAAAGTAACGACCTAATAATAGCCCGGTCTCGGAAAATAACCCCCGAGACCGGGCGATTTGGAACCTCATCTTATGACAACTGGAAAAAACCTTAACGGAGAGTCGACCGTCGTGATCCCCAAAAAAGAGTTTGCCTCCATAGCCAGCGCGATCGCAGGCGTCGTCGCCCTGATCGGCTTTCTGTCTTTCTGGGCGGTTATTCCCGAACGCGTCAACCGTCTTGAGGTCCACGATCGGGATCAAGACGTCTCGATCACTGCTTTGAAAGAAGACTCCGCCCAAAGGCGAGAGCTTCTCGCTGGCGCACTAGCCACGCTTGCCCAGATCAACGACCGGACCAAGAGGATTGAGGATCACCTTCTCTCCGAGCACCAACCCATCAAATGAAACTGAATGACACTTCTCTCTTCCTCGTTGCGATCCTTACTCTCGAACTGGTTGGATGCGCTCATAAACTGGCTGTACCCGTCGACACGACTCCGGTGTCGCAGGGCCTGGTTAACATCGACCAGTCATTTGCCCGCATCCAGAAGGAGAAGGCTAAGAAGGCCATCGACCAGATTGCGGCCGTCGGTCGCAAGGAAGTAGCCGACACGCAGGTAAAACTTTCTTTCGTCCAGGCTCAAGCCGACAAGCTAACCGGAGAGCGTGATTGGTGGAAGTCCGACTCGGAGGCCAAAGACAAGACCATTCAGCAGAAAGACTTTATTATTAAGAAACGCGAGAAAAAGCTCGATCTCTTGGGCATCCTCCTCGCTTCCGTCACCGCAGGGTTTGTTTTCCTAGCACTCGGAGCCGTGATTCCCTATCTCACTCCGACGTTCGCCGCTTACGCCATGATCGGACGTATCGGTGTCGCTACACTAGCTTTCACCGGCGTTTTTACCTGGGTGAGGTACTTATAATGGCTAAGACTCCTCTAACAGATAAACTGCCGCCCACGTGGCAGCGTCTCGTGCTTTCTGTTACTGGGGTACTGGTTATCGAGGGTAGTTGGAGGTGGGCAGTGGCACATCTTTACACGCTGCCAACTTCTGCTTTGGCTGGTTTCGTTTCCATAACCACCAACGCATTTTACGTCATCGGAGCCATCATCATCTTCATGGTCACCGGAAAGCTGGTATACGAGTGGAAAATGGGAACTCAGCAAGTTCAGGGAGTTCAGTCTTTAGCCGAGGATGTGAAAGAGGAGTTTACAGAAAGGGTCGCCAAACCGAAACACTTCGATGACGACTCGATTCCTTAAACTCATCATACCGTGGCTTTTCAAATGGGAGGGCACGAAATACGAGGACGATCCCGACGATCCAGGCGGAGAAACGCGTTATGGTATCGACAAGCGATCGCATCCCGACGAGGACATCAAGAACCTGACCGCCGACCGGGCTACTCAGATTTACTGGGACGAGTATTGGGTGAAACATCGTTGCGATCACATGAACCAACCTATGGATTGGGTCTTGTTCAACGCCTGCGTCAACTGCGGTTGGAAAAGGGCAAGCAAGCTGCTTGTAGAGAGTCAGGCAGTTCCCACCAGGTTCCTACGTGCTCAGGCAGACTTTTACAGGAGACTTGTAGCCATAAAGCCGGTGGCAAGAAAATACCTGAAGGGCTGGCTGGCGAGACTAAATGATCTAGCCAAGGCAACTGGACTGGACATCGTCGTTTAGCCCTAATAATATACCGCCACCATAATGCACTACAACCACAACGAACATCTCTGCCGTCTCTGTGACGAGGAGCCCGCTATCTATAACGGGCTCTGCGAGATTTGTTTGTCTGGTGGGGAGAGCGCCCCCGAGTCGGGAAAATTTCAGCTTAGGCACGCGCCAAAGCGCAAGCGCAACCAAGAGGAGGAAAACTGATGGCCACACCTAGACAACCTTCTCCCCGTACCCTGTCACCGGACGTCCCGGTAGTCAGTTACCCTACGCCCAATACCGGCGACTTGCTGGTCGTCCAGGATATGGACACCCGTTTGGCGGGGTATACGGCGGCAAATTACGGAGACCCCCACCCCGACAGCGCGACTTACCCGAATCTGAAGCTCGTTTACCAAACTCCCCTGGATAACGAGTCCAACTTCATGTGGGTCCGCCGGGTTTACGCCAACGAGCGGTTTAATCAGGAAGCCTACAACTATGCCCTGAAGTACAGCGGAGAGGACCCGACCAAGCCGATCTACGTCCGCACTTACACCCTCCCCCGCGCCGACTACGCTCCCGTGGCCAAGGGAACTCCTGACCCCGTCAATTCCGGAGCGGTATTGGTGGAGGAAGCTGTAGACAGGATCAAGGATGATCAGACCGACGGGCAGCTAGACTCGCTTTTCCTCAAGGTCACCCGTGTCTACGAAACGCTGCCCGGACCCGGTCTCACTACCAAAAAGAAGGGTAGCGCGAATTCGATTCCCGCGAAGTTCCAGGCCGCACGCCAGGTCACCGTCACCAAGACCACCGTTGATGCCGCTACGGAGCCCGATGACACTACCAGCACCATTGTAGAAAGCTCAGTCGAGCAGGCCAGTATTGCCAAGGCTCAGAAAATAAATTCTGTCCTGGATACTTCAATCGTTTCGCTAGTCAGCGAGAAGATTACTCCGCAGCAGCAGGTCGCCACTCAGACAGAGACCATGGTGCCCACGGGATCTGGACAGGACGTGGTTGTTGCGGATGCGCTCACTTTGGAGGGCACGGTGGACAATCTTGGGAACGGACAGAGTATCGTAACCCGAGTTCAAGCACCCAGCGTCTTTTCAGAAAACGAATTTTCGGCCGAGAGGCCCGATGTGCTTCCAGCCAAGTTCCGTGTTGCGGTCCCTACCACCACGACAAGTGACGTTGAAGCGGGAACAGCCGCCGCTCCCACACTCAGCACGGGAGATCTCTTCAAGACTGAGGAGCAAGTAACGGTCTTTAAGAAGCGAAAAAAGACTACGTCCCGCACCGCTGCAAATTCGGTTACCCTTCGCGGAAAGAAGCTCACCCCGCAGCAGCAGCTGGGTGACGTTACCGAGACCTACGATCCGACGGGGGCGCAGACTGTTACTCCGTCGGCTCTTGTCGTAGAGGCCAACATCGAAGCACTTGGCGATGGCAGCACGGTGCTGACCGAGACCGCTGTAGGTTCCGTCTTCCCAGAGACCCATCTCTCGAAGGAGAAACCCCTGTGGGGCATCCCCATGAAGTTCAAGGTGGCCGACCCGCCGCTCAAGACCAGCCATGTCGTCGAGGGCACCGTTTCCGATTCCGACGTCGCGTTGAGTCAGGCCGACATGGATGCGACCGCCGAGCAGGTGACTGAATTCAAAAAGAAAGTTTCCAAGTCCTCGATGTCTGGGAACGACATTGGCTTGGTTGGAACTCAGACAGGAACGTGGGGTGTAGAAACCGTTACGGAGTCTTTAAGGGGCTACGTGGAGAACGCGACGGGCGGTTACGGCGTTAAAGAGCAGTCGATTGAACCGTTAGGTGATGGTCGCGCAGTAGAGAAGAAGGTTGAGTATCCGCCGTCTCCAGCCGAATTGGTGGAGTATCACATGGACGAGACTTACAAGATACTCATCAAGATGACAAAGAGGTTGGTGAATATCCAAGGCTACTCAGCCGCAGATCCAGGACGAAATGCGGTAGTTGAGCTTCATGCAATCGACGCCTGGAACGCCATCGAAATAATCTCTGAAATATTCAATGGTAGTTTACCTGAACCGGAGACGTGGGAACATACCGTTCACTTTAGTTTTTACGACGAGCTGATCGAAGCCGGAGTTTACTACGAGAAGCAGGCCGACGGAAAAGCCTCCTCTGGTGGCGTTAATGTTTCCGCAGTTGGAAGCACTAAGGGATGGAGGGCGGAAGCTCAAGCTCAAGCCAAGGCTATTGTACGCGCCGTACCCTACACCAAGATCAAAGCGGGATACTCAGGACCGTGTCGGGCTTCTACCACTCGATCCTATTCGCTCTCCCCGCCCACAGGAGTTGAAACGGTAACCCGCCAGGAGCCCGTCATTGGTGCGATTGTAATAACGGGAACCGGAGGATCTTACGAAGTCGGAGGATTTGTCAGTGGAGAAGGTCAAGAATGGACTCAATCCGGTGGAAGCACCGGCTCCAGCCTAGATGTGGTGGCCGTAAGGCACAGCATCGGACCGGTAGTTCACAATAGTGTCACCCTAACCGAGCACGGTACTAGCACCGCTACTGACACGGCTTCCGCTACTTCCGGTTCCGTACCCTCCGGAACTTATCCGGCGGTGACCGCCACCGCTAGTGCTTCGGTGACCTCAACCCTACTTTTACCCGCTAGTACGACTCCGATCGCATCGGGCGATTCACTGATCTCCGAAGTAAGGGTTGAGAAATGGCGTTTCGGAGTTTGGATCAAGGAAGTAACAACCGTCTATAGACCCTAACAATATGGGAGCCGACGACAGGCCACAAACTAACCCCAGTATACTTGATGCCATACAACGGGCGCAGCCTCGTTGGCTTCAAGACGGAATGGGAGTGCGCGGAAACCCGATTACACCGTCCTCGTCTGGACCCACTTTTTCCACCCCTTCATCCGCCTCGCCAGCGGCAGACCCGCAGATAACTGATTTTGGGGGGACGGCTGCCGATATTTCGCTCCCGTCTTCATCCCCGTCTGTTTCCGCTGTTTCCGCAACTTCAACTAGATATCCTTGGGACATAATCGCCACAACGCATTCCCTAGGGGCAACTACTATTAAAATCTGGCCGGGTAACATCAATGGGTTTATTCCTTCAAATATCACTGATTCATTCTCTGTGAATGACACGGACCTTTGGTTTGTAAAATGCAAAATTAACAGTGACGGCAGATCCATCACGGGCATCCAACTTATGGTTGATACCGCCCAGCCGAACCAACAGCAAGCCACGGCCAACGCCATGCCGAGTGAATTTGAAATTGTCGTTGCCGGTTATGATCAAGGCGTCGCTTACAATCTTTACAGAAGAAGTTTTGCGATGATCCCATCAACGGTTTTCTCCTACGGATATTGGACCATAGGATAATGGACGACTATTACACGCTTCAAGGTGGGGATAATTACCATGGAGGTGAAATCCTGAGCACTTCAGCTCTTTATTATCCTACCACAATTATCACTCACGAACTGTCCGATATGCTTGAATACGTTTTTTATTCGTATTCCCAAGCAGCGATGGCTTTGTATGCTTATTCGTACAGCACCGGAATTATTTACGATTCTTTCGATGAAAATGGCTCATGGGACACAAGAAAATTCTTGGGTTGGAATTCTGAGTATCAAGAAGTGTGGCAAACTAAAAATACTTTGACCGCTACAGCGGTGGGAACATTGCCAACGCTTTCGCAGGAAGTTGCCTCATGGAGTTCGATCGCCCCATGCACTAGCACGACCGATATTTTGGAACTTTTTGACGATTCTTACAATATAACAAGCCTCGCTACCATAACTAGCGCTACTTCTCATTGGGGGGACACTTCTTGGTCGCACGCAGCGTTCTCTGTGCCTGCTGGTTTTTACGGGCCGATCACACCGGATATGATGACGTCGTCGTTTATTCAGAGCGCCTATACGGCAACACAAGAAAGTCGCTCCAACGACCCTGATGGAAATTATATTACATTTGAAACTACCATTCAGACAGGAGCGCAACGCACTTTTCAATATCAACCAAATTTTATTGGATACAGTATTGGCCTGAATGCAAAAGGCATTTATGTGATAACTTACCCAAACAGTGGTTTAAACGATATCACATACAGGGTTGGCGAAACCGAAGGATATAATCCGGTTTCTGGATTTGATTATTCCAGCACATCTCCTGGTGTTATGGTTCCCGTTCAATATCCGGATTCGGTAACGAGTTTCAATAATTCCAGCCCTGGTTCACATGGGTATACTTTTTCAATTTCCAATGAATCCATAACATATACAGTGGATAGCGTTTCTTTTGATAATTTTTTACCTGTCTCCGAAGTTTTTTCCAATACGGTTTTTTTACCCACCAACCTGGCATATACATTTCGCGAACATCACACCTTTAGCAGCAGTACGGAACATATTTCTCTGCTTAGAACCCCGCCACGATATGTTTACGGAGGGGGTGGTGTTCAAGGAGGATTTTTCCCTGGTGTGTCTATGTTTACTTTTCCGGCCGATCTTTCCGGAACTAATCATTGGGAAGTCCAAAGCGACACGGTCACACTTGAACAAGGATATTATTCGTGGACGATTTTTGATGGCACAGATATCAAATCCTCCTCATTAAGCGTTCAAAACGACACGTATACCTACGAATTTCGCGGTATAAACTCTGCTATATCTTACGGCAAAACATCGACATTTGAATATGCGTTGCATTCAGGTAACTGGTTGGCGATCTCCGCCGGAAGTTACGTTGACAATCGTTTGTCTCCTGACGCGGTTTGGGGGCTATATACTTAAAATGTTAACAATTAAGATCACCCAATCGGTTATTAAATGATTGCCATCGTTACATCGGCCACGAAATCTTATCTGCATGCGTGGCCTCAACTTATCCGCGCGGTCGCCACTTCTGCGAGCCACCACGCCGAAGCTCACTTTATTTTTGCCACGGACCAAAGCGAGGAGTCTAAAAAAGCCGAGGAGTTTGCCAAGGGACATTTGCCCGAGGGGTGGAAGGTCACGACCCTTCGTTTGCCGATCCACGACGATCCAAAAGACTACAAGGAAGACGCTCAGATCCGCATAGCGCGACTTCAGGGTGCAACCTTTGAGTTCGCCAGGAGGATAAAGGCGGATCTCTGTTGGAGCATAGAGAGCGACACAATCCCTACCGCCGATTCTCTTCGGGTACTGGAATGGACTCTTCAGATGCCCGATGCCAAAGGAAATCCTTACTATCATATTGCTGCTGCTACATACCCCAACGGTCTTTTTCTCGGCGGATTTGGAGATTATCAACATGCTATCGCGGAAGATTTTTTACCCACGGAACGTCAGCTCAAACCGAGGCTCAAGCTACTTCTGGATGAGAACGAAAAACGGCTTAAAGCTGCTTCTTCCCGGGACATTGTAGAAAAGGAAGGT